TCCCTTCAGGCGAAACTGTCAACGAAATGCCGCCGCACGTCAGAGTTATGCCGCTATCGGTCAGGTGAATACGTACAGAGCCGTCATAATTGCTCATGCCCATGCCGGATGTTGGTAGGTTGGGAATAGCCGTTTTCAGTGATCGATAACCGGGTGAGAAAAACGCATCACTGGCACTGAACATTTCGGGGCCGGTTGGCGGTACCGGACCGCCCATATCGAGCCAAGCATCAACGGAGCGCTGGCTGAAATGAATATACCCCTCGGTACCCGCGGGTAACTCATGAAACAGCACCCAATCAGCAGAGCCGGAAAATTGCACAGGAACGTTAATCAACACAGATAAGGTTTCAATCGTGCCATCAGGCATTTTTCTTTGAATGCCGCATTCGACCTGAGCGCGTTGTTTCTCTGGATCGTAGGCCACAACATGACCAGGCATGCCGATCATTAAATCCCCGATCATGTTCAAGCTGGCGGATTGAATCGCAGAAAATAGCGGGTTCGTGCTTTTCATTATGCTGCGCTCCACTGGCACCTAAACGTTGTACGCCAGTCGTCATTCCAGAAATCACCCTGATGCGTCGTTGATAGCACCCTGAATGAACCGGTTCGGCGCTGAATATTCGACATGTCATTTAGTCCGGTGTTGTACATGCCGCTGTAGTTGATAGTCCAAAAATTAGAACGGATTTTTATCAGATCGCCAGGTTGGATGATGTGATTGAGGCGGGCGTCAACCTCCAGATCCTTCTGGTACCAGCGCGGGTAACTTTCCATGCCGTTATCTGAATTCAGTTCGTAAGTTGTTGGCCGAGTAGCTCCATCGCGAATAAGCGTGGTTTTAGTGTCTGACAGTAGCCAGTTATAGCGCCATGCCGCTTTCATCGCGTTTAAAAAATTCCTGCTTGATGTGTGCGGCAATGTATAGCCATGATTAAACATCGGCAGGTCGGAGAAGTCGCCAACGGTTTCTATCGGTGGACCGAACGATCGCGCAACGTCCTGTAGTATTTCTATCGCTTGCGTTTTCTCGCCCCACGTTTTGCCGATAGTGGCGTCAGACCAGACCTCAGTCCAGCAATTCAGGCGCAGATAAACGTTCACCCCATCGCGCCCCACCTCAACGCTATTTATCTGTCCGGTGAATATTTCTCCAGACGATTCCTCATATCCAGCAGCCAAGCGAACGGTGCCGAAACGCTGACGGGCTTTATCGAACTTCTGCATCAGTTGTCGGTACTGATCCGACACGCCATAAATCATAATCATGGCTGTAGCAACCTGATTCTCAGGCATGTTGGTGATCAGAAATTTGACCTGCATTGGTGGCTCGCACGTTAATTTATTCCCCTCTGCTGACGTCACTTCGAGTTTATACTTTCGACCGAATAATCTAGTCATTTGGGTACCACCTCAAATTGTTTGTAACGCCGAGGTTTTCCATGGTCGGTGTTTCGCCATCCAGTTCTAATCTACCAATGTCGGTATTCAGCCCCGCTAATAAATTGACGCCAACGTGTAGACCTCGCCCCAATGCAATGGGTAGCCCGATCGCATCACGAATATCTACGACAAAATAACCGTATCGAGTGAGCCAACGAACATTGAACCGTAACGTTGCGCTATTGAGCGTTGACGTAAACGAGAAGTCAGCCAGACCGCGCGTGAGGGGGACTATTTTCATTGCGGTGTTACCTCGCCTAAATGGACGTTCGCTTGCCCTTGCGTGGTAGCTGTGTCGTTTTGTGGCAGATTTGCGTTTATTGCTTCGGGGCTGCGGTTGGCGTTAATCAGAACTAACTGTCGCATTTCAACCACCAACTCAAGCCCGCCTTCGTTCTCTTTATTACGCTGCGTTCTGGTGTTGGTAATGATCATGTTGTCATAAGACGCCCCAGCAGAATCAATGATCGTAAGAATTTCATTGTTTCGCTGTGACCAGCGAATCCCGTCTAACGCCTCTTGCGAACGTTTATTTCCAGATGCCGTAACAGAAAGACCAATGCTTGCGGCGACACCTGCCAACGCCGCTGTTCCGCCACCCAGCAGCGAGCCGACTGCACCAGCGGCCACGCCCGCGCCTATCCCTCCCAGCGTTGATAACTGTCCGGCCTGCGCCATAAGTGCTTTTACTGGATTATCAGATATAGCCACAGTCATTGTTACCGTCATCGGTCTCGTCACTGCATTGTCATTTGCTGTTGCGCCTGTTTCCAACGGATATTCGCTGATGTCAGTCCGCAACTCACTGGACTCCTCCAGAATAGCGTCAAAAAAAATCCCGCGTATCTGCGGGCGGGATTTATTGAATATTCCGACGATTGACATGGTTACCTCCGATTATTGTTAAATGAGCGCTCCAGATTCTCCCCAGCCGTGGTTAGTGCATTCGCTACAGTGTCCTGCACTTGTTGCTCATTAAGCCCTAGACCGGAAATATTCTGGGTATTGTTCAGCGTAATACTGACTGGCTGTGATGATTCTGAGCTATTCGCTAATGGATTGTATGGCGCTGCGCTGCGTTGGTAGTTGTAATCCGGCGTATAATACGCCTCCATCTCAGCCTGGCTGCGTTTCGGCTGCGCATACGGCGATGATGGCAGTGACGCCCATACGCCGCCGAGGTTATTCGTTGCCGTCATGAAATCGCCACTCAGTACATTATCCAGCTGACCAGCTCGCTGAATAAGCCATAACGCAGCCATGTCCTGACTCTGTGGCGAGAAGTCGCCAAGACCCAGCGCCGCCGCCGCCTCATCCCATGATTTTTGTGTGAACTGATAACGACCTGCCGCTGATGTTTTATTCCACGTCCCGTCTGTCTGCTGGAAATCTTTTAACTGACGTGGGTGATCGGCCAGACTGGCAACTTGCCCGCCACCAAACATGGTGTGATAACCGGAATTCATATATCCGCTCGTACCCTCTGCGCGGGATATCGCATCAAGATATGAGCGGGCGTGTGGGTTATTGAGAGCGTCGCCAAGACTTCCGGCCTTTTGCTTCAGGTATGCCTGATGAGGTGTCACGCCGCCGTACTGGCCGTTATACGGTACGCCCGGATTTTCACGCTCCCATTTTTTACGCAGAAATGCATCTGGACTTTCCATCATCCGGGCATCTTCTGACGACGTGAAAAAGTTACCGGGTGTAAATGCCGAAACAGCCCCCGCCGTTATAGGGTTAACGAGCAATCGGCTTAACCATGACATCCCTCCAGATCCTCCGGCTGTGCCGCCACCTCCACCACCGCCTAACCCCAAAATTCTTTTACCAAATCCTAACGCTCCAACCGTTCCGGCAACACCAGCCGCGCCGATCATTGCGCTGGCTATTTCAGGGTTTTCATGAATAAAACCGTTTACCAGTTCTAAAAATTTATTAACGATAGGGAGTAATTGCGACCCCATTGAATAAGCAAGGTTTTCAAAATTACGCGCCATCTTTGCCATTTCATCATTAAAATCCTGAGCGACTTTCGCCAGCTTAGGATCTATTTCTGGCGTCATGGCATTTGACATATTCATGCTCTCGCGAAAGAACTTTCCGCCATATTCACCTAGCCGAGCTATGTCATCGTTTTCTGAAATACCAACACCCGATCGCATGTAGGCTCTTTCAGTTGTGTTCATTGAGTTGTAGGCGTTAAGGAAATATTCAGTGGCGGCATCATTCCCCTGAGTCGTTGAAATTTTGACTAATTCTGATGGCTGAAATTTATCACTATAAAATGCATCTTGATTTAGCTGACCTTGGGTCTGTCTGCGAACAATATCAGGGATTAGTTGCGCCAAACGCTGACCTGACGCTACGGGGTTTGTAGATCCGATTCGCCGCATGGCGAACTCAAGCCCCCGAATCTGCTGAACTGTAAACCCCGTTATATCCGATAACCGCTTTAGCTCGCTATACGACGAAGCCACTCCCTGAGTTAGCGCCTTGAAACCCAATCCAACACCAGCGGCGGCGGCAAGTTGCATCATCCCATCAGTGACGCTCTTTATCGCGTCAGCACCTTTCTGGAATGATTTGGCATCCGTTTCCAGCCCCAACGAAACCAACAGGGAATCAATTGTTCCTGCATTTTCAGCCATTGCCCTTTCTCCGGATATAAAAAACCCGCACTCGGCGGGTTTTGTTTAATTAACTTTATTTAATTTCCACTCGGTTATAGATACTGGAGTCAATCTAAATGACTCTATCCTTTGATCATACCTAAGTTTCATATCCAAGGAAAATGAGTACTCACCCACAGGAATATTATCTATGTTTGCAGGCCAGAAATCTTGCACAGAGATAATATTACGATCCCGACCATAAGATGATATTTTCATCTGAACACCTACGGGGTGATTGCATCCATTGTATATAGTCGCCGCACCGCGAAGATATTCAGATTCATCTCGATTGAACCCAGCATTAAAGGAGGTAACCGTTATTTTTGATACATCACAAGTAGATGTATTTTTTCTCGGCGCTCTATCTTCCTTAAAGAAACCAAAGATGAAAAGAAAGAAATACAAAACCAGAATGGCGATAAAAATTCTGGCTAATTTATCTATTAGTACCCTCACATCCCTGCCCTCAACCAGTAATATTAGGAAACATCCTATCACTGGCTGCGAAGCGAGGGGAAGCGAGAAAACCCACCGAGGCGGGTTATCCTTTCGCGCCATCCCTAGCCTTTTCCACGCTATCGATCGCAGCCTCAATCACAGCGTGCATGATCTGCACATCATCAATCGTGTACGTGCCA